GGTTCTTCCAATGAAAGGTAAATCGAAACGAAGTCGAGGACGCTCTCCCAAAGGTGACGGCAAACCCACTGCCGTCGATTTGTTCTGCGGCTGCGGCGGGCTGACCGTCGGGCTGAGAAAAGCCGGATTCCGGGTCTTGGGCGCGGTGGACGTCGATCCGCTGTCCGTGAAAACCTACAAGGCGAACCATCGTGACGTTGAAGTGTGGGAGATGGACATCCGTTCTCTGAAGCCGACCGAACTGCTTGAGAAGATCGACATCAACGCAGGAGAACTCGATCTTCTGGCCGGATGTCCGCCGTGTCAGGGTTTTTCGACGATGCGGACCCTGAATGGAGCCGTCAACGTCGAGGACCCCCGCAACGACCTCTTGCTGGAGTTCCAGCGCTTTGTGGAGGCGCTCCGCCCCCGCGCCGTGATGATGGAAAATGTGCCCGGGTTGGCTGACGACGAGAGGTTTGCAGCATTCTGCAGAAAGATGAAAAAACTCGGCTATCTCGGCGACTATCGCGTCCTGAATGCGGCGGAGTACGGCGTGCCGCAGCGGAGACGCAGGTTGATTTACCTGGCGGGCATGGGCATGGAAATTCCCTTCGCCGACAAAGCCAGCAGGATGAAGACGGTGGAGGACGCCATCGGCGGATTGCCGAAGGCGGGGGAAAGCGGCGATCCTGTTCATGATATGCCGGAAAATAGGACCCCAAAGGTCATGGAGATCATCCGACGCATTCCCCGGAACGGAGGAAGCCGCAGGGATCTGCCGGAAGAGTTTCAGCTTGAGTGCCACAAGCGATGCTCCGGCTTCAAGGACGTCTACGGACGTATGGCCTGGAACGATGTGGCTCCGACGATCACAAGCGGGTGCTCCAACCCCTCAAAGGGGCGCTTCCTTCATCCGGTGGAAGACCGGGCGATCACTATGCGCGAGGCGGCTCTTCTGCAAGGTTTTCCGCGTCGATACAAGTTCCCGACCACCGACAACAAGTCCGCCGTGGCTTTGATGATCGGCAATGCTTTACCGCCTCCGTTCATCGCCGCCCACGGGAGGAGTATCAAACGGGTCCTGCAAAACCACGCCGGGACGTGACCACCCACAAGAGGGATTGAGCAAACAGAGAGCAGAGGAGGTATATGCAGAATGAAAATTGATACCGTATTTCTAGACCTTGACGGCGTAATAGCCGATTTCCCCGGAGGCGTCGCCAAGATCTTTGGGCGTGACCCTTCAGAAATCAAGTGGCCGAAGCGTGAGCCGTGGGAGTGGGTAGACGATGACCTGCCGGATGCGTTGGGGATAACGCCTTACACGATGTGGCAGGAGATCAAGAAAGCAGGGGCGGCGTTTTGGGCGGACCTTGACCCGTACCCGTGGGCCAAGGAAGTCGTTGAATACCTGCACGCCGAATACCGCCTGTATTTTTTAACCACGCCACACGGCGCCCTCGATTCGGCAAAGGGGAAGATGGTTTGGGTGGAGATATTCTCTTACGGCATGTCTGACCGGATCATCCTCACAAGCCAAAAGCACCTTCTCGCCGGTTGGGGGCGATTGCTGATAGACGACAAGCCGGAGATGGTTAAAAGGTTCGCGGACTGCGGCGGTGTCGGTATCCTGTGGCCTCAACCCTGGAATGGATACGCTGGAGGGTTTGCGCCCTCCGACAACCTCCCCATAACACACCGCCTTGCCGAGATCGTGAGGAAGTACACAGAGCCGTTAAAGATCACGGGTTTCCCGACCAGGTACGTCAAAGGGAGCAACGTTTCTGGAGGCGATTGGAGAATCGGGAAGCCCGGGGAATCCAATGCCTGACAAATACGAAGATGTATTCGACCATGAGGATGCCCTCGTCTCTTTCGACGACCTGTCGGACGAGGAATTGATGATAGTGCTACTGCAAGCGATACATGGTCATGACAGCCCGGAGGCGGTATACGTCCGGCAACTACTGGCAGAGAGGAAAGACGAGGAGAAACCACAATGACAAAGGACACCACAATGCCTGCAAAATCTGATACGAGCGACACGTCACGCGACAAAATGAACTCTGAGCCTGAAGGGTACCCCAACCTACCCTCAGAAGTTCATGCCGCTGGAAGTGTGTTATTGCAGGGTTCAGGACGAAAGAGGGTATCGAGAGCCGAACGGAAGGGCGTAGACTCCCCTTTCAAGGCAATCCGCAAGAAATGCCGGGAGTGTATGGGCTGTGACCCTGACGGTGTGGCCGGCGCATCCCTGATTCGGGATTGTACTGCTACCGATTGCCCGTTGCATGCCCTGAGGTTCGGCAAGTACCCCAAGAATAAAGCGGCCGTCCTTCGGGACCGTGAACGGTGCAACCGGTTAAAGCATGTCGAGGTCGGATCGGAAGAGGAATCGGCGATCAACAGCGAATACGAGGTTTAAGTGCCACACAAAGCACCTGTTATCTGCATATATCCCGGATGTCACCGCAGGACGACAGAGGGTTACCTCTGCGATTTGCACCGCAAACCGAAGAAAGACAACAGGCCAAGCGCGGCACAACGTGGCTATGATGCACGCTGGCAACGTACCCGCAAAGTATTTTTGAGATATCACCCGAATTGCGCCCAATGTCTGAAGCGCGGCCTTATCAGAGAGGCTACCGAGGTCCATATGTAAGTGGTGTCATGCGAGGGTTAAAAGTGATAAGTCTAGATAAATCAAGGGGTGGGGGTGGGTCAAATCCCTGGTAGGCACTAACTTAGACCACCCGGTCAGTCACGAGCACCCAACCGCGAAATTGAGGATTTTGCACAGAACGGTTACTAAGCGGGGCGCGCCTACGCCCAAGGTCGGGAAAAACATATATAACCAAGCGAATGTAAGCATAACAGCGAAAGGCGGTTATTATGGCACGCGGGAGACGACCAAAGCACAGTTCACAGAAAGTCGGGCAATCGAAGCGGAAAGGCAAATTGAACCCGGATGCAGACGGAACGAGGCCGGTAATGCCTATTGACATGCCTCCCATTGGCGCGGCGTTCTGGGATAAACACGCCGAAACCCTCATTGCCGACGGGCGATTGACGCAACGGGAGGACGATGCCTTCTCTTTGCTCTGTTACATCATGTCCGATATCTCCATGCTACGCAAAGAGATCGAGCGCGACGGCTTCACGGTGGAAGGCGCGCGGGGAAATCCGGTCCGTAATCCCTGCATACAGATTCAAAAGGACAAAGAGCAACAGGCGGTAAAGCTCATGCTTGAGTTCGGCCTGACCCCTGCAAGCCGTGGGCGCGTGCCTATTGGCGACCCCGAAGAAGGGTATGAAGACCTTGATTGACAATGAAGAATCCTGATTGGTCCACCCCTAAAAACAAGTGGCCACAGTGGGCGAAGGACACCGAACCGCGCGGCGATGAGGAGTTCTTTGTGGACGAGGAGGCCGCCGAACGTGCGGTCAACTGGTTCCCGCGCTACCTCTCCCACGTGGAGGGGTTTGACGGCCCCTTTGAATTGCAACCCTGGCAGGCAGACCGGATCATAAAGCCCTTGTTCGGCTGGAAATCCCGCGACGGGTTGCGGCGGTATCGAAAGGTTTTCGTTTTCCTCCCCCGGAAAAATGGAAAGTCCACCCTTGTGTCTGGTCTGCTTATGTATTTGACCATTGCAGACGGGGAAAAGGGAGCGCGTACCTATTGCGCCGCCCCGGATGGTGATACCGCCGCGGTGGTATTTGACACTGCCAGAGGGATGGTTGAGCAGAATAGTGTCCTTGCCAAAAGGATGAATACCTTCCGGCGCGTCATGCATTACCCGAAGACCAGGTCCCGGATGGAGGTACTCACAAGCGCGCCTAAAACGAAATTCGGGCGCAATATTCACGGCGTCTGTGTCGACGAGTATTTTGCGCATCCCAATTCAGACCTTTTTGACGCTCTGCACACCGGTACCGCCGGACGTAAACAGCCGGTGACGTTTGTTGTATCTACTGCAGGCAATGACACACAATCGGCCTGTTACAAAGAGTATGAATACGCGGTAAAGTTGCGCGACGGCATAGCGATTGATGACCGATACCTCCCCGTGATCTTTGAGGCCGAAAGGGATGACGATTGGAAAGACCCGGAGACCTGGCGAAAGGCAAACCCGAATCTTGACGTAATCATCCCGCTTGCATACCTCAAGTCGGAATGCTTACGCGCGCAACAGTCACCGGCGTATGAAAATACCTTCCGTATGTTGCATCTTAACCAATGGGTACAACAGTCGGACCGGTTTATACCAATGGACGCCTGGAACGCATGTGATACCGAGGTGGACCCGGAGGCACTGGAGGGGCGTCTGTGCTATGGGGGTCTTGACCTTTCGAGTACAACAGATATTACCGCCCTTGTGCTGGTATTCCCGCCCGAAGAGGAAGACGAGCCGTATAAAGTTCTCCCGTTCTTTTGGGTTCCCGAAGATGCGGTGAAGTCGAGGCCCAATAGTAACTACGATTTCACGACATGGGTAAAGCGCGGGCTAATATACACAACGCCCGGAAACGTGATCGATTATCGGTACATTCTCAACACGATCCACGAACTTTCGCAGAAGTACAACCTGGCAGAGATAGCATACGACCGTTGGGGTACTCAGCCAATAGTCAATGAACTGACCGATGAAGGCTATGAGGTTGCGCAGTTCGGGCAGGGGTACGCAAGTATGAACCCTCCCACCAAAGAACTGTTGAACATAATTTACGAGAAGCGAATTGCACACGGGAACAATGATGCTTTGACATGGCAGGCTGACAACCTTGCCGTGAAGACTGATCCCGCCGGGAACGTCAAGCCAGACAAGGCAAAATCCTCCGAAAAGATTGACGGTATCGTCGCTCTGATTATGGCACTCGACAGGGCTATTGCAAATGAAGGTTCAACCATCTATGACAAGGAAGGGTTCAGGTTCTTATGAGCGGATACCGGAACTAGCCGCGGCCGTACTGTTGCAGGCTTTGAAGGATGCTGAAAGGCCCACGGGGGCGCGTGACGCCTACCCGCGAGCGGTGGCAATGCAAAGGCTTGAGCGGTATCGGAAGATCAAGCAGGCGCGAAAGGACGGGCTTTCCTGGGATGCAGTATGTATTGAGACAGGCATGAGCCGGACGGGTGCTATGCGATTCTACAAAGAAAACAATGAGGAATGTTTGGAACTTGCCATTGATCTATTGAACCTTGGAGACGCGGAACTCTTCCTACTGGACGGAGACGCCGAAGGGTGGTGTGAGATTGCAGGTATTGGATACGGTGATTTTTTGTTACATGCCGAAGGCGTTGTCAATAGTCAGTATTGACCTTTATTGATAGTTTTGTCTTGTTTACAGTGCCCCTGAACACATTGTGCTTTGTCCATGATATTAGACGCCTACGGTAAGACTGTCGAAACGCGCTCTAACTCTACCGTAAGCGATGCGGAAGATTGGCTTGTTGCATCGCTGGGGGGAGGGCCTGAGTCCACTTCCGGGGTATCCGTTAACCACGATACCGCCCGGAATTACTCTGTTTATTGGGCTTGCGTCACAAAAATAGCGCAGATTGTCGGTATGTTGCCATGTTTGGTATATAAACGCAACACAGACGGGAGTAGGGAGCGCGCTACGGGGCATCAGGTACACAAGCTGATACATGGACGGCCTAACCGTTACATGGGTCCAATGGCGTTCAAAGAAACGCTCACAGCGCACCTCCTGACGCATGGCAATGCCTTCGCGGAGATCGAGCGAGACAAGGCAAAGACCAGAATCATCGGATTGTGGCCGATCCCCCCGCACCTGGTAAAGATTCATGTCTCCGAAGACGGCGGGAATATCTATTACGAAGTCAAACAGCCCGACGGGTCCGAGAAAATCATCAAGTGGGAAGACATGTTGCATGTGCATGGCCTCGGCTACAACGGTTATAAGGGCTATGACCCCATTACCTACATGCGCGACAGCCTCGGCCTCGGTATCGCCCTTGAGGAGATGGGGAGCCGGTTTGCACAGAACGACGCGACCCCCGGAGGCGTCATCACTGTTGAAAAGAGACTGAATGACGCCGCCCTCAACCGGATGCGGCAATCGTGGCAGGAAACGCACGGCGGAGTAGAGAACAAATACCGCGCCGCGATTCTGGAAGAGGGCGCGAAATGGCAAAGCATACAGACCAGCCCCGGAGCGGCGCAATATATACAGAGCCGAACCTTTCAGGCTGAGGAGTGTTGCCGATGGTTCCATATGCAACCGCACAAGGTCGGACTACTTGCCCGGTCCACAAACAACAACATCGAGCATCAGGGGCTTGAGTTCAAGACCGATACCATTGCCCCGTGGACTACCCGATGGGCCGAAGCGATCAACCTGCAACTGATAGGACAGCAAGACACCTATTACGCGGAATTTGAGTTCGGGCAACTGCTACAGGCAGACAAAAAGACGGAGATGGAGGCGTTAAGTATCGGCGTTTCCGGCGGTCTCATGAGGCCGAACGAAGGCCGCGCGCGTCTCAATCTCCCCCTTGATCCTGACGGTGACAAATTGCTCATTCCTTCCGGCATGGTTCCCGCCGGAACATCTTTCGGTGGTTCAAAGCCAACAGACGAAACAAAACCGGATGAAACAAAGCCGGATGAGGCAAGGCGAAGTATCGAACAGCGCGCGAACGGCCGGAAGGCAATCGTCTATCAGCAAAGAGCGCGGGAACGCTTCCGGCCGGTGCTTACAGAGGCGGTCAGCCGGGTAGACAGGCGCGAAAACGTAGACGTTCGGCGGGCGGTCGGCAAATACTCAAACGCCGCCGCCATGCGTCGGTGGGTAGATCAGTATTACGCACAGCACGAGCGCGCGATGACCGAAATTCTGACGCCCGCAATGGAATCATACGCGGGTTCGATGTTCGACGCGGCGTCTTATGAACTCTCGAAAGACATGCAACCCCCTGAGCACGTGACGATGTTCGCGCGCGATTATACGCAGTGGCTTTCAAAGCGAACAGTTGACGCGCACCGGGGACAGTTGCAAGCACTACTGACAGAGCGCGAGGAAGACTTCTCGGAGGCCATTGAAGAGCGCGTCGGCGAGTGGGAAGAGAAAAACGACGGGAAACTCATTGATTCTGAACTCGTAAACGCCGGGTCCGCTTTTGTCATGTCGGCTTATGCCTTAATGGGAGTTACAAAGACCCGCTGGCAGACAGGCGGTGACAGTTGCCCGTGGTGCAATCAGATGAATGGGCGCGTCGTGGAGATTCAAGGCTCATATGTGGAAGCAAATAGCACTTTAGAAAATGGCGAAGGCGAAACAATGACCATTTACGAATCCATAACACGCCCGCAACTGCACCAGGGTTGTGACTGCTACGTCCTCGCCGCAATGGAGTAAAACATGAAAACAGAAACCAGGGTAAGCAACGCCGAAATCAGAGCGGAAAACGGAAAGAAGATTGAAGGTTACGCCGCCGTTTTCAACTCCGAATCTGAGGATATGGGCTTCCGGGAGGTCATCAAACCGGGTGCCTTTGTCAATGTTGCCGATGCCGATATCCGGTTACTGTTTAATCATGATGCCGACTACGTTTTCGGACGCACAAAGAGCGGAACCCTGCGCATCGATCAGGATGAAAGAGGGCTGAAAATCGACAACGACCCGCCCGACGCGCAATGGGCGAAAGATATCATGGCAAGCATGAAACGCGGGGATATCAATCAGATGTCTTTCGCGTTTCGGTGTCTTGATGATGAATGGAATGATGAGGGAACTCTCCGCACGATCAAACAGGCCGAACTTGTGCAGGACGTTTCTATTGTGACATTCCCTGCATACACCGCAACGGAAGTGCATGTAAGAAATATGCTTTCGGACATGGGGGTTGACGCGAACGCGCTATCTAAAGCAATTGGCGCGGCGCGCACAAATAAGCCTTTGTCTGATTCTGATATTGCAACACTCATTGATGCGAGCGAACACCTTAAATCTCTCACGTCTGATACGCAGGGGCGGTCGGGCGTCCGGCACGAGGATAGAGCGCAGGCGCGCCTATCCTTACTCGGTCGAGAACTGCAACTGTTGCTTGCATTGATGTAATTCTACAAACGATGGAGGGCATTATGCCTACAGAAAAAGTAACTCCTGACGTGCAGGCTCTCGCCGGCGAGGCTCAGGCCTTGCTTGACACTGCACGCAATGAGCAGCGCGACCTGACAGCGGAAGAGTCCGAACGATTCGCCAAGATAACGGGCGATCTTGCTTCGCTTCGCGCGGCCAACGAGCGACAGAAGACACTCGACAGCCAGCGGGCTTATTGGGAAGGCTCGACAGGTCACACCCCGATTACCCTTCCAGACGGGCCCGGCGAAAAACAGGAACCCAAACCTGAAAAGCAGTACCGCAACTTTGGCGAATGGTTTGCCGGTCTTCAGAGACGCGAAGGCGCGGCCATGTCGATGACAGAGTACCGCGGCGGCAATACCGAACAGCGCGCGGACAATCTCGTCATGGGCACAGGCTCTCTCGGCGGCTACCTGGTCCCGGAACAGTTCCGAAACGAGATCATGATGGTCTCCGGTGAGGCCGCGATTGTCAGACCTCGCGCACAGGTGATTCCAGCCGGGTCTCCTCCCGATGCTCCTATTACCATGCCCGCTTTTGTGCAGGGCAGTGACGGCGTGTATGGCGGTGTTGCCGGACAGTGGATCGGTGAGGCCGGAAGCAAACCTCAGACGGACGTTGCCTTCTCGCAGATCAGCCTTGAGCCGAAAGAGTACGCGGCTTATATGCGGCTCTCTGACAAACTCCTGCGCAACTCTTCGGCGATGGGGGCCTTTGTAACCAACGCCATGCGCAACAAGATTGCGGCTGAGCAGGATTACCAGTTCCTGCGCGGTGATGGTATCGGCAAGCCTTTGGGCGTTCTGAACGCCGCTGGCAAAAAGAACGTCGCGCGCAACACGTCCAGTGATGTCAAATACGAGGATATCCTCGGCATGATGTCAGTGCTTCTGCCTGGAAGCCTGGCGGGTGCGGTGTGGGTTGCCAACATTACCACGATGCCCAAAATCGCCGAACTCGAAGACGGCGCGGGCAACAACATTTTCATCAATGGCGACGCCACGAAGAGCCTGCCCGCGACCCTCGCCGGTGTCCCGCTCCTGTGGAATGGCAAGATGCCGACGCTCGGGAACGAGGGCGACCTGTGCTTGGTGGACTTCTCCTACTACCTCATCAAAGACGGGTCCGGGCCTTTCGTCGCTTCCTCTGAGCATGTCCACTTCACCACAAACGAAACCGTCATCAAAGCCTTTGTGAATGTTGACGGTCAGCCTTGGGTCACGTCCGCGCTCACACTCGAAGACGGATCAACTACGGTCAGCCCGTATGTCATTCTGAAATAACTATAAGGAGACAATAACATGAACAGATTAAGCGAAGTATGCGCCATTGACATTGGGCTTGAACCTCAAGCGTTGAGTAACACCAATGCAACCGGCGACTATCGGAAGATGGACATGCACCAGCGTTCGCTCTGGATTCTTCAGGGCGGTGCAATGGCCACAGGCACGACCACAAAGATTGAGTTGTACGAAGCCACCTCAGCCGCCGCAGGTAGTGCTCAGGCCATCACAGGCGCGACGGCGACAATCACAGCCAACACAGATGTCACAGAGGCGACCGTTGATCTTGCGGGTGTAGGCACTGACGATGTTGTGACCATCAACAGCATTGATTTCACAAAGGCTGACGTGACCGCCGCGGCCTCGCGTACATTCGCCAACGCGGCCGGACTCGTGACATGCGTCAATGACGCTACCTACGGCGTCGCAGGTGTCACCGCTTCGGCTGATGGAACCACCGTGACCCTGAAGGCGTCCGACGAACCCGCCGGAAGCGCGATTACGGTAAGCAAAACTGATGCTGGCGGAACCATCACCCTGGCGACCGTCTCCGCTCAGGCTTACGTGGAACTCGACACGTCCGACATGGACATTGTTGACAGTTTCGACCACGTTGCCGCGAAAGTCACCACGACCGCCGACACCGTTGTCGGCGTAACCGCCCTTCGCTATGACGGCAGGTTCACCCCGACACAGCGCGTCGGCGATTCGGCGATTGTCTAACCATCCCCAACAATTTACGGCCCGGCCTGTATATATCGCAGGCCGGGCCGGGAAGGTGTGAAAAATGAAAATATTTTATGTGTTTACAATCCTCCTCTTGATAGTAGCACCTTCCGCGATTGCTTCGGATGGTGAGACATGCGGCGAGGCTGTAGACGCTACCAGCACGACCAAGGCGGATGTGTTCCCGCTCACAACCGATGTTCATTGGTTCAAATACTTCTTCCCAATCGAGGGCGCGGATATACAAATCACCAACGCCACGGCCGCAACGATTTACAGTTCAGACCTTGGCGGATGCACGACCGAAGGCGCACTGAACTTCACCTATGGCGGGCTTGATACTTTCGACTATGACACCGGACCTGTTGACGCAGGGGAGAAGTCTTTCCTGATTCAGTCGAGCACTCTTGATGTCGGCGCGTTCGGTATTGATGTCACTGACAACCCCACTTACACGCAGACCCCGACGGTTACAGAGACGCCCACTCCTACAGAGACGCGCACCCCGACGGAGACTCCGACCGTAACGGAGACGCCACTGCCCACAAGTACTCCAACGCCCACGAATACGCCGACGCCCGCCGTAGCCTCTCAATGGGACGTCAATGAGGATTGGGAGACGCTCGTAAAGGCTGATGCCCCGCTCACCGAATCCGCTCCCTCGGGGTGCTTCCTGTTCTGGAACAAATCAGGATCGGCCCTCGATAGTGGCGCGATTGTGAAGTTGGGAACATCTGCTATCACTATTGTAGCAAGCGCGACCGGTAGCGCGTCAATGACCATTGCAGACAATCTCGCCACAGAACGCGGGCCTCATGTGCTTGTTGCCGGCCTTGGGTCCGCGTCTACCGGGGCAATAGCAATAAGCGGATACCTGCACAACGGAACCTACAAGACGGACGCCACATCATACACGGAGCAGACGCTTGTCAAACTCGATTACGCCTGGTCAAGGATCACGAACGCAGTAGTGACAGGCTCTACCGATGTGACTGTTGAAATCAAAGCCTATCCCATCGGAGCAATTGCTGGAGTGTCGGACGATGATGCGAACGGCTTTGAAACTCTGGGCGTGTTGTATCGAGCCGTTGACTCTACGAGTACGACGGTCGCGGATAATGCCCTTTGTTGGGTGCGCGTGGTCGGGCAGATCACACAGGCGCGGGTCTCTGATGTTGCGGTGTTGACGGGCGACAAACTCGCCACCGATGCAACGGGAACTTGGGATGAAACGGCGGAGACCGATGAAGACACGATACTCGCCCTTGCCCTTGAGCCTTGCACCTCTTGGGGACAGCGCGTGTGGATATACATGCGGCAATAGAAAGGTGAACTGATGAAAGTAACGATCATTACAGACGGTGTGAGGCTTGAAGGCAAAACCCTTGAGAAGGGCGCGACAGTCGAAATTCCAGACAAACTCGCGTGCACCTGGATTTCTCACGGGCTTGCGGAAGCCGAAAAGCCGAAACCCGTAGAGACTGCAACCGCAAAACCAATCACAGAAAAAGCGACTACCAGAAAACGGAGGAGTATATAAACAATGGCAACCACGACAGGAACGCAGACCCTTACAATGGGTATTGCCGGGAACGCTACCGGGTCAAGCGACCTCGCGAGTCCGGCAAGCCCGATCAGTCAAGCCATCACCACGTCATTGGCGAACGGGACTTCGGCGAACCAAATCAATCGCAGATGGAGCGACACCCGCTCTCTTGCTTCGGCGGCCTCGGAAGAGATCGACCTTGCGGGGAGCCTCACCGACGAGTTTGGGAACGCCGTCACGTTCGCAAAAGTCAAGGCAATTATCATTTACAACAAGGCAACAGACCCAGGTGACGACCTTGTGCTCGGGACCACCGCCACTGGCGGCGACACCTGCGATTTGTTTCTCGACCCGTCTGACGGAATCAACATTGACGCGAAAGGCGTCTTTGTTTGGCTTTCGCCTGTTGACGGGTTCGCCGTCGGTGCCGGGACTACCGACAAACTAAAGATCAAAAACAGTTCCAGCGACGAAAACTCCATTAGCTATGACATTTATCTCTTTGGGACATCTTCATAATGGCTACAGCGATCACGACCGTAACAGCATTTCGTGAGTTCATGCCTGGCGGCGCGTCGGATTTTACAGACGCGCAGGTGCAGTCATCTATTGACACCATTTGCGACATGTTGGAACGGGTTTGCAACCGGACATTTGCGCAGACCACATACCGGGGTTGGGTAAACGGGAGTGGTAGACGTGCGCTTGTATTGCCAGAACGACCGGCAACGCAGGTGTACCGGGCCTGCATCGGCAAAGACACCGGGGCTGAGATCAAATGCGAAGACGCCAACGCCACATCGGCAAACGTCACGGTGCATGAGGGCGTTCTGAGCCTCACCATCACCGGAGGCGCGAACGATGGAACGCAAACAGTAACGCTCGCTACTTATGCGACAATGGCGGCCCTCAAGACTGCGATAGAGGCTTTGTCGGGTGACTGGTCGGTCACAGTTGACGAGGAGGGCGCGCCGCAAGATGTACGGCCCGTATACGGCGCGCCTAGCGAATATGCCTACCTGTATATACCCGACAACCCGGTAAGCACATGGCTTGATGAAGGATCGGTACTCAATTCAAACTCTAAATTTCCATTGGGCACAAGCAACATCTTTGTGTGGTATCAGGCTGGTTACGCAACATTGCCGGATGAACTCATTGGCCTTGTGCATCAAATGACGCGGGACTTCCTCCTGACGGCCACAGAAGACGGCACCATTCGCTCCGAGCGGATAGGCGACTACTCATATACCCGTGGGGCTTCGGCAGGTCTGGCGCGTGTCTATAGCAGTCAGATTGACTACTGGAGGGACATGCCTACATGAGTTTGCGCGGACTCCTGACACGTCGGGCGACGGTATACAGCAAAGTCACTGTTGAGGGCGACGCGGGCGACCATAAGCAGGAACTTGTTGCAAAGTATGTATCACGTCCGGCGCGCTTACAAATGCTTTCAGTGTCGGATAGGATGGAACTTCACCGTGATGGCTATGATGCAGGTTTCAAGCTGTGGATGATGCCACGATGCAAGTGCCAGAGCGGGCAATTGGATATCACTTCTGAATATGTCGTGTCTGTGGACGGTGAGTATTATGACGTTGTTTTTGTCGATAAGGGATCGAAACCAGGACACCACTTGACTCTGTACCTGAAGGAAAACAGACGCTATGACGGTCAATAACAGAGCGCGGGTGCATTGGGATGATACATCGGCTCTCGACAGTTCCCGAAAGTATACAGTCGCGACCGTCAACAAAATGGCGCGATATGCAGAGGCGAAAATCATCTCTTTGATGCTTGGCCCGAAATGGGGCGAATACGCATCGCTCCGCTCTGGAGGTAACAGGAGATCGGCACCAGGCGAGGCCCCGGCGGTGGATGCCGGGAACCTCATAAGAAGCGTAGGCAGTCGGAAGGGAAGATACACAGGCATGTTCACGGGCACCTTTGCCCCTCATTCGCACCTGTTGGAGCAGGGCGCACGGGATGGAGAACTTGAAGCACGTCCGGCGGTTGAGCCTGCGATCAGAGACGCGGCGCGGATATTCGGAGCACGGGTAACAGTAAAAAGCAAATGATCGAACCATTACGAGCAATCAAACGAGCATTCAACAGTAAGGGCCTCGGGGCGTTCTACCTCGGGAAGATCCCGGAAGAGGTAAAGCCTCCGTACACCGTAGCAGTCGCAAGGCCGGACACGCCGGACGACAGCATGAGCGATACCGGGTATTTCGGCGGTATCAAGTTGTTTGTATTCGGTGGGCAGACATACCTTTTGCGGATGGATACACCCTCATAGAAACCAACGTGGCGCAGATCGTCGGGCCACAGATAAACGAATATAGCAATAACTGGTTTTACGAAGTTGACATAGATTACAGATTCGATAAGGAGTAAATACAATGGCAAGAATTAGCGGAACGAGTGGAAGCGTGGCCATAAGCGGTACTACCGTCTTGGGCGTCACAAGGTGGAGCGGTACCGAATCGCAGGCGGTCAACGATGTCACCGGGCTCGATTCCGGTGGATATGCAGAGCACCTCCCCGACGGTGTTGTGTACAACGAGTATAGCGTTGCGGCTTTTCGTGACACCTCTTCGGGCGGTACTCCTCCGGTGTGTAACGGGAGCCTTGTAACGTTCTCGTTTGTCGAAAGCGGCGGATCAACGTATGCCGGAAGCGGCTACATCTCCAACGTCGAAAAGACGAACGAACTCAAACAAGCGGTGACGTACACCTTCACCCTCAATGCAACCGGCGCGGTCACAGTGAGCTAAACTGAAAGGATTATGAATGAGCAAAGTAACGGATGCCGTATCGGCAGGGGCACGGGAGGGGATCCTTGGCGGGAAGTCATACAAGATTTCCCCGCCCACTTATGGAGACCTTGACGAGTTTCGATACATGCTGGCAACGGACAGAACGCGGGCGGCTATGGCGGCGGCCCGAACATCTGCGGAGCGTGTAGAGATTGCCTGCACAATGGCAAGACAACCCGTAACCGATGCGGAGATTCGGAACGAACTTGACAGCGTTTCCGGCGTCCTGCGCATCGGTTTTTTGTGTGCGGCGCGAAACGAGAAAACCCTGAAGTGGGAAGATTGGAAAGACGCCATTGACCTGAGCGCACAGGAAGAAATAACCATGCTTTCAGAGACGATTGAGTCTTTCCTCGTGACAGGGGGTGACGGCTCCGACGCCTCCCCTTTCACCGATACAGCGAAGGCGAAATCAGATTAAAACTTATCAAGCAGGGCTTCACTCCCGATCAGGTCCGGGGCTTCACCCCACAACAGGCATATTACACAGTTGCAGACGATGATCTGGTGCGCGGTGACGTAATTTTCGAAATGACTCGGGGACTCACAAGAGACGAACAAGCTGCAGAGACCTTGTTAAGACTTGGTGAAATCACATGGCTGGAAGATTAGGAAGCGCGGTTTTCCTCATTGACGGAAACAATAAAGTGTTGCTCGACAGCCTGAAGGCTTCCGAGCAGGGCGTGAATCGCTTTGCGTCAAATGTAGAAGAAAAACTTCGCAAGGTAAGCCAGGGCTTTGTCAGTGTCGGGAAGAAATTGTCAATAGGACTGAGCCTTCCTCTTGCAGCTATTGGAATATCATCAATCAAAGCGGCCTCCGATCTTGAAGAGACGCGCAACAAAGCGCGGGCGGTGTTCCGTGATCTTGCTACAGAGGTAGAGGCGTGGGCGAATGTTCATGCTTTCGCGGCGAAGCGCGCCGCCGCCGATATCCTGCGGTACATGAATACTCTGCAAGACACCTTTGTGCCTCTCGGGTATTCGAGAAAAGAGGGCATGGAGCTATCGAAGACTCTCACGAAACTTGCTATTGACCTCGGGTCATTTAACAACATTAACGCCGGGGAAGCGTTGCAGAGTCTTCAGTCTGCGCTTGTCGGCAATCATGAAACCGTGCGGCGGTATGGAATCATCCTCACCGAAGCGAATATACAGAACGAAATATTCAGGCTTGGACTTGCCGAAACCAAAGACGAAATCACGGACATGATGAAGGTGCAGGCCCGTATGAGTTTGATCCTCAAGGGGTCAAAGGATGCGATGGGGGACGCCGAAAGAACGGCCGGGAGTTTCGCCAACAAGATGCGGGAAATGAAAGCCGTGTTTGGCGATGTCCGGGAAGAGATCGGGGACAGGCTGATATCTCAGTTTGACGGGCTTATCCGCAAGGTGATTGACCTCGGTTACTGGTTCAAGGGCCTCGACGATTCGACGAAAGATTGGATCGTTACCCTCGGGGGGGCAACCGTCGCCGTCGGGCCGACGCTCACGGTGTTAGGTCGACTTGGCTTTGCGATCATCGGATTGAAGGCGACATTGCCAGTATTCGCCGCGATCACGGCGGCAACAAGCAAGTGGGCCTTTGCCCTTGCCGGCACTATCGCGAGTGGAGGGACCATCGGGATAGCCTTGGCAATCGCCGGGGCAGTAACAGCGGGCCTTGCGCTCGCGAGTGCGATGGGGTATCTTGACCAAAAAATCAACACAAGCATGAGGACGGTCCAAGACCTGAATGGTGCCCTCAAGGAACTTGAGGCTGGACTTGTAGATATCGACAAGGCTTCGGCGGGCGACGAAAGGCTCGCCGCACTTGAGCGGCAAAAAGTCACAGCCGAAGAGTTATTGAAGCAGGCATCGAAATATATGTGGGAAGCCAGAGTTCCCATAAATATGTTCATGGAATCCCCATATATTGCCGGTCTTCAAAACAACATCAAGCAGATCGAGAAGGCCATAGAGATCGAAAAGAAGTTGATGGAGGAGAGTGTCAAGAATCAGGACGACATGAAGAAATCGCGCATGGAATTGGCGCGCGAAATGGATACCTTCAAAACGCCGGAAGAAAAGCAGATCGAGGAAACCGAACGCCTGTTGAAACTGACGGACGCGGCGTATCCGCTTGAGGATTCCACCCTCCTCGATAGGCGGCACAGGTATCGAGCAGAGCAGGCAATCACAGAAGCGCATGAAAAGAAAATGCAGGAGATGGAAGACGAGCGCATTGAGAACGAGAAGGCCATGCGCGAGGAACAAATGAGCATCATTAGAGAAGCGCGCATTGCTATGGCCAACGCCACACAAGGCGAAACCGCGGCGCGCCTGCTTGCCCTTGATTACGAGAAGGAAGAACGCCTCGCCCGCATACGCGAAACCCTGACGGAAGAAGCGGAGATCAGGGAAGCAATGATAGCGGTGAACACAGATATCGAAAAGCGTAAGACGGAACTGATAGCACAGGAACAGGAACGCGCGAAACAGTTACAGCAATCACAACTCCGGCAGGCGATGTCAGAGACGGACAAGCGACTGCAACAACTGGACCGGGAAGCCGCCGCGATTGATGCAGTAACGGAAGCAGAGAAAAACCGTACCCGGTCTCTGTTCGGAATGACAAACGCGCTTTCGTTTTTTCGGCAGTTGCAGGGCGATGTGTTACGCAACGACTCAGAGCGCATGACGTTTGCACCTTCCCTCGCGCGCGTGAATCAGCAAACCCCTATTGCAGACGATTTCGCAAGTGCCTCCCCCGGTGGTCGATCCGGCATTGTGTCGAAACTCAACAGCATGATTGATGAGTTGCGGACGAGTAACAGAATCCTTGAAGACAGGTTGAACCAATTCGCATGAGCGCAACCGAGAAGGTATTCTCTCGCCGTGTTACTGAAACCCGTGATGGTCGCAAGGGGCAACGCATATATACACAAGTGCCCTGGGATACCCGAGATGATGACGTGCCTCAGATGGACGAGGCTTTCCCCGATGATTCAGATTTGCGCGTTGTCAGTCGGGAGTTTCGCCCGATCAAGGTTGACGGGGACGATTATGACTACTGCGAAGCACTGATTCAGTATTCGACAAAGGAACGTCTCCGAATCAAAGAATGGTGGGAACTCGCAAGCGAAGGCACGACACAACCCGAAACCCTTACATGGCAGAGCGACAGCACCGAAGAAGAGGTCAGGGTTCCCCGTCTTGTCGTGGAAGGCGTCTACTGTCGGCAGGTTTACAGGACGTACAACCCCATCTCCATGCTTGCGGAGGCGGTCGGGAAAGTCAATGACGCGACCTTCGGCAAGTTCCCGGCCGGAACCCTGCTCTACCTGGGTCCTGATATCCGCGTGATATATCAATCATTCATCGGTGCCAGTATCGGCGGCAGGGGTGGAATTACGTTTACAGGCCTTCAACCGGAAAATACGAGAGATTCACGACTGACCTTTACGAGTCTACCGGATTCGGGAGGCTCCTGTAATGCGTATTCGCAACCTCGAACCCGGCGACTCCATAAACGACCGCGAAAGGATGCAGTCACTTATTGACGGTGTCCGGCAACTTGAAAAGATCACGGTCGGCTACGGTCTCAAGATTCGCAAGGGTCCGTCTGGCATCAATATCGACTTTGACGAAAGCCTGTTGACTACAGCCGATACATCCTTTTGGGCGAAGATCACGGGCCGAACGTCTCTTGGTAGTAACCGGTGGTCATACACGTTTGCCAACGTCACGAAGGGCGGGTCGGTCGGATACGGCGGCACCTGGACAAACGGGAGCACCGCCGGGACCGCGTACAACTCAATCGAGCAGATCAACAACGGGGCGGGCATCGAGGGGAACGGGGTTGACGTGGACGGCACGGACTTCCCGTCCGGGTTTTCGATCCAGCCGGTGCCGACAAACTCAATCGTCAGGATATTCGAGACCGCGAACGGGGGGACCACAGAATATTGGTTCTCCTACGAAAACGGAATAGACGGGACTTGCTAACATGGCTCCAGGGATAGCACATATGGCGTGTTGTTGTAGCGAAGAAATCTCCGACCCGGATGTCGGGTTCCTGGTTTGCTATATCGAGTTCATCGAACATACAGGACAGTATTCAAACAGAACAAAGGAGCGGCGATGGGAAGAGGACTATTACGGGGAGCCGACAAGCGACCCCTACAACACGCTCCTCACCGGCAATTTGTTTGACCCAAGCGAAGACACGGACAGATACCTGAGTAGCGCAAGTTTCAGCACGATAATCACGAGGGGCAACAACGTCCGGCACTTCCGAAGGACTCATTGGCGCAATGACGAAGGGGTCGGGCAAGGCTATAACCCAGGACCCGGCACGATACTTAAGGGTTTGTGGAAGTCGGCGGGTGTTGGACTCAGTTACTATGATGGCGTATCCAAGTACGGGAAAGAGATCGCCGAGAAATCCGGCTCATATATGCTTATCAGCGCGAGGGCTTACACCGGAGACCGCCCACCGGCATCGTGGCTATATTATGTGACACTGCAAATAGCACCTTGGGTGAAGACGGCAACGGTCAGTGACACCACTGTATACACTTACGGGGAACAGCGGACATATACGAAATCATACACGCCCGCGACTGTCAGTATCCACAGTCATTCCGGCATCACCTTGCCGGGCTCGGCCCCATTCGCGGCCGCTGAGGCAGGCACCCTTATCGACTCGTTTACTGACACCGACGGATGGACCGGGCGCATACTGCTAAATGACATTCCGGGCTTCGAGACCAACGGGCGGGCCATGATATCCCTGACCGGCGAGATCAGCACCCCTTTGGCGTTTGTTGAGCCTCTATCGTACGAAGACGCCACGGATACGACGTTACGAAATATAGATGAGTGGGCGACCTCGCCGCAGTCCCAGAATCCCTACAACTGGTACACGGGGCGCGACGACACGGGGAGTTCTACCGACGCGACGGGCGACAAAATGCTAGAGGCCACTTTGCTGGAACTGTACCGAAAATAGGAAGGCTAAAACCTTATGGGTCTATTCAGATGGCGCGGCAACGGAGCGGGGACAAAAACGGCATGGGCCGACGGTCGGAATTGGATCGACGAAAACGGGGACGCATACCTTCAGGCGCGCTATCCCGGCTCGGACGCCGCGACCTATGACGATGTGCTTTTTGACGCGGCAATAACCAACTCCCCCGCAGGGTATAACGCAGTGACGGCGGGTGATGAAGTCTTGCTATCGCTCAAGGTCGGGGAACTCTACAACGGCACCATCGCAAGCACTGGAACGCATCTCAAAGTTGACGTATCGGCTACCGGCAATGAGGTCATGCTCGCGGCAAAAGCGGCGGGTGATATATATATTGACGGCGCGGGGACCGGGCTGGAAGTGGTACGGGTCAGCAACACAAAATCGAGTTCCATGATTTACCTCGGGGGCACCATTGGGAGCCTTGCGATCACGCGCGGGAATGTAACACTGCAGGCAGACGCCGAAGTATCAACACACCTGATTTGCTCATATCACGACAGCCGGATAAGCGATACAAAATTGACAATACCCGCAGCGGCTACAGTAACACCTACAGACGGCTTTGTGGTCAATGGTGGCAGTATCACATGCGCGGCTGATATAAACACTGTGGTGATGTCTGACGGGCGTTTCACGATGACCGGCGGCACCACTACCCTGCACCTGTTCGGCGGGGAGTTTGTTTGGAACGAAGGGACCATCACAACCGCATGGTTACACAGCGGGTCTCTTGATGCTTCACAAAGCGCGACGGCAAGGACGGCCACGAAACTCTTTGCCTTTGCCGAATCGACTTTCGATCTTGAAAACGGTCTCCGAAATATCTCAATCGGTGAGTTCTGGGAGTACCAGGGCGGCGACTTCCGGTGGGATCGGGGTCAGAGATTTACAGACCTCACGCCGGTTGCACAGGAGGCAAGCGCAACGATCACAAGTACCACTCCGGGCTTCTATGCACAGACGCACGGGCCGGAACTGGAAGCGGGAACCCTTGTGCATATCATTGGGGAAGTGGACGGTACGCCGATCATTACCGTCTCGCGAGCCGACGTTCCGAGCACGACCCCGGCGGTTGCTTACGTTGCCTCCGATATCGCCGTCAATGGTGGCGGGAACGTGTATTTCAACTATCGCCACACGGGGCGAAGCGGTTTGGATGTCGGCAAGGGTCTCTTTGTCGGTACTGACGGCAAGCCCGCTCAAGAAGGCGACGCGAACTTCCCGGCGACCGGCGATATATTACAGCGGATCGGGTTTGCGAGTGCTTCGACGATTGCCAATATCAATATAGATTCAAACACGATAGTCAGGAGTTGACATGAGATTATCCCTTGTTATTGCTTTGATCCTTTTGCCTGTTGTCGCTTTTGCGCAGACCTCAACGCCGGTGCCGACTGCTACATTTTTTCCGACCCCGACACCTGACACGCCTGCCACCCCGACAGCGCGAAACATCGCCGTGTTTTATGGCGAGATCGGGGAGAGTGTCCTCGGTCCTGCGAATGCCAACAACAGGCCGATACTCGACGGCGGGTGGATTACATACCCGACGCCAGTGACTGTACCCAACGGGGGGACAGGTGCGCAATCCCTGACGGATCACGGGGTGCTCACAGGCTCCGGGGCCGATCCCATTACCGCGCTTACGGTGGGCGACACCGGGGAGGTGCTGGTGGGTGTCACCGGGGATGATCCGACGTGGCGGGAACTTACCGCCGACGATATCGGGGGATCATTTGAAAGCATCACCCTCGACAACGGCACGGACGCATATTCAGTCACAGCACAACAGGAGTACAGTGCGGCCACCGGGGCGAGGTTTTTGCTCTCGAACGGTATCACGGTATCGGCCACCAATTACCCATCCCTTAAAGCAGGCCCGGACTCGTGCGTCATGTGGCATGACGGGATTGACGCAGAAAGCGCGAAGGCGTCTATATATTACTCGACTGCTGTGCTCCCTGGATATTTTGTGATCCACGATTGGGCGACCGAAAACGGAATCAAGGTCGTATCGTCAACCGGCGTTGACATGGCCTGCCCTCTCACTGTCGATTCGGTGACAAACGAGGGCGACCTGACACAGGGCTCACATATATATATGCCGGAGTCGTCCTCAATAGTATGGAAGGACGGAGGTTCCCATCTCGCCTCGATGGGGTATGGTGCTGGGGGCGGCGATGAAGACATGCTAAATCTGATGTCTCTTATTGGTAATGTGTACATCAGGGCCTATGATGGCGATATCGATATCGAAGCATCGGGGACGATCAACCTGGCAACCGCTGTTGCAATTTCGGGAGACCTAGCACTCGGCGCGGGGGTGGCCTTAACATCCGCGGATCACACGACAGAACCCTTCCAATGGCGGTTTAACGGAGGTCCGCATAACGGCACCGGCTGGTCTCAAAACGTTGGGAATCAGTACGCATATAGTGCAAGTGCGAGTGACGCATATTTGCTTACTCTCACCGGGTTCCCGGCGCACTTGAACGGCGGCAAGGTAATCATAACAGATATTGAGTTGGAAATGGAGACCACAACAAACGACGCATACCTATATGTTGTGAGGCTACGGTTTCCCGACGGATCGGGCGGCATAGCATCCCCATATTCTTCAGGCGTAATCACCGAGGCGTCCGGAGAGACCGGGGATTTCACCTGGTCCGTGTCTGATCTTTCGATTGAGGTGGACGATTACCACGGGGCGCCAATCCTCAATTTGGAATCGGCAGGCGATACCGAGGTCCGTCTATTCTGCGGGGAAATAAGGGGATATACAACAAAATAATCACGGGGCGGCAGACAATGACAAAACAGGACGTGCTGAGCAGGTCAAAGACAGTTATCACCCTTGCGCTCGAATCGCTTTTGATCGTCTCTATCATCTTCGGCCTTGTGGTCGGCGGCGTGGCGATGAATCTGGAGAAGCGCATCAGTGAACAGGTAGAAGCCTGCGTGATCGAAAAGCAAAAGCCGATAGAAGTTGAGTTGCGGCATATATCGGAAACCCTGATGGAAGTGCGGTCGGACGTGAAGCAACTCCGCGATGACGTGGCGACACTGAGGGCGAAGGTTAAATGACATGGACAACTATAAACGAGTGAAGGTTGTTGGCCTTGTAGATGATGGTATCCCTCAGTCGATATCAAACGACGGGAAGCGAGCGACAGTGCTTTCGCCGATGCTTATACGGCATCCGTTCGGAGATATCGAGATTGACGCCGGGTACCAGCATGACGGGTTCTCGACACCGTTCGATAATCTGATAACGTCACGATGGGATGAATGGGGGCTTGCCGCACTTGCTCATGACCGGATGTATTTTTGCGGATACGTTACGATGAACGGCAAGCAATTGCGGATATCGAAGCACTTCGCCGACGCGGTAATGATGGATATCATGAAATGGGCTATCTGGCAGGCCGGGTACCCCTGGTATACACGTTGGCGCAAACAGATCAAAGCGCGGTTGATATACGTGGCGGTGATTCTGTTCGGCGGCTTTGCCTGGAACAAGCACAGAAAAAAAGATTGATTTTGTTTTGTTGGACTGCTTTTGTGGCCTTACTCTGAATGGGGTAAGGCCGTTATTATGTAGGCATCATGAGACAAACATTACCCCTATTAGTTTTATTCGTCGGATGTGCAATGACCCCGCAGCAGTACGCCAACAACCTGCGCACGCTGGAAGAGATAGGGCACTCTTCCGGCGTTGTGTATGCCTACCATGTCCTCGAATCTCGCGACCTCGACACGCTCAAGGGTCTCAATAGTACCAGCAAAATGGCGTGGAGATCCTTCCGGCTCGGGCGGGTACCGACAAAGGAACTCAATATCATATCCGGTTACAGCGTCGGCGTGTTCATCTCGGAAGAGTTTGCCATGTTTACGGCGGTATCTGGTCCGGTTGAGGAGGCCCCGGCACAGGCGTTCTTTTATGGGTTCACTGAGGGAATATATACAGTGATACAGGAAGCACAGCGATGACCGAATTGGACATGACATGAACGTGTGAAATACAGATTCCGCTATGGGTTACGGCGGCTGAAAGGAAAACAAAAATGGATGAATACCAGTTGGGCATATTCGTGGCGGGGTTGCTATATCAAATAGCACAATCGCGCAACGAGGATTACCAGGAGTTGCTGAGGATCGCCATGCAATACAAAGCAAGCGGGCCGGAACCTCGGGATTGGAACGAGATCGACGCGAGTAATGAGCCTGCGTAGTGTTCCAATGGCGGTCCGTTACTGCACATCGTGGCGGGCCGCATACTTCCACAAGACGGGAGAAGAGATGAAACACATGAATAAACTGGAGCGCGTTCTGGAAATGCGCAGTGCCGGCAAGACCGTTCCCGAAATTGCAGATGCTATGGGAATTGGAAAAAGCACAGTCTACAGGTGGATAGCAAATTCAGGGACAACACAAAACGGGAAGGCAACATCGAGCAATGAAGGCACGGCAAAAGTAAGCACTGAGCGCGACGAATCCGGCAATCGGTGTGAAGTCACAGTCAAGAGCCTCGACGTTCGCACCGAAGATGATGCACTGAGGGTGGCGAACATTGACACATCCATTTGGTACGTTGACAGGTGCGTTGTGAACTCGTGGGAGGTGACGCTTGGCGATACTGCAACGGGAGGGATGGGGCCTCAGACCTTCACAAATTGGCAGGTGAAACTGCACCTTGAGCGCAAGGCACCGAAGGCGATCCAGGACGGCATTGCAGAATTGCTTACCAGGCTTCCAGTTGCGAAACCGCAGCGCAAAAAGGTTGACGCGAGCGGGCATCTCATGTCCGAAATTTCAATTTATGACCCGCACTTCGGAAAACTGTCATGGGGCGAAGAGGTTGGCGAAGACTATAACTTGAGCATTGCCGCAAGGCGAATGACGGACGCCTTCTCGGATTTGCTGTATAGGTCTGGCAACGAGGTTTCAGAAATCCTTATTCCAGTTGGCGGCGACTATCTGCACATAAATGACCGGACAAACTCAACCCCACGGAGCGGCAACCGTCTCGACGTTGATTCCAGGCTCCCCAAGATCTTTAGAGCGGGTGCCAGTGCATTGATAAATTGCATCGGGATGGCGCGGAAACCTGGGGTGATGGTGCGCGTCAAAATTCTTCCAGGAAACCACGACCCGGACACGGTGTTTTATATCGGCGAGGTCCTTTCCGCATATTACCGGAACTGCGAAGATGTTGAGATCGACAACTCCCCGAAGGCAAGAAAATACTATCAATGGGGCGTGGGCATGATTGGGTTCTCGCATGGTTGCGACGAAAAGCCAACCGACCTCCCATTGCTCATGGCGGGCGAGGCTCCTGAGATGTGGGCGGCCACAAAACACCGTGAATTTCATGTCGGGCATCTACACAAAAAGAAAACCATGCATCACGTAGCGGGGGACAGCGTTGGTCCCGTCTATGTGCGCGTCCTGCCGTCCATATGCGGCCCTGACTACTGGCATTACGCAAAGGGCTACACTATGAGCAGGAAGGCGGCTGAGGCGTTTGTCTGGCATGACAGGCACGGGTGCATGGATCAGCTTACATCGTTTGTGGAGGAAGCATAATGACCTATATCACAAAGGATTCAGGCAAGCGCACAGAATACCCGGACGGCATGATTCGTGACGCCGGGAGGGACGAGAAGGTCAACTTCCTGTTGGTACTCAATGACGGCGTGCCGCTGGAAGAGCAAATGCTCACAAGGTTTGCCGCACTACTCACCCGGGGCGCGATGAAGTACAGCAAGCGAAACTTTGAACGTGCTTGCTCACAAGAAGCTCTTGAGGGTTTCAAGGAATCGGCGTTTCGCCACATGATGCAATGGTTAGCAGGTCATGACCCGTCAGAGGATCACGCGGCGGCGGTGTGGTTTAATGTCATGGGAGCAGAACTCTGCAAGTTCAACATACAAAGGAGCGAGCATGAAAACCACAAAGGCGCAGTTTAACCGCTTCTGCGATCGCTGCGAGTATTGGCAGGATCGCCTCGGGCTGTCGTGTTGGGATCTTCTGTTCGTGCATGAAAACCTCGACGGCGGTCAGACCTTTGCGCAGGTCGATTGTAACCTGGTCCCGATGCGGGCTGTTATTTCATTCGCCACGGTTTGGCCGAAGGGTTATGAGTGCTCCCCTGCGGCGATAGATCAGACCGCTTTCGAGGAGGTTGCACACATCCTCCTGTGGCCGATCACGTCACCCCTGACCAAGAGCGACGAGCAAACGAACGCCGATGAACACGCGGTTATCAATAGGATCTGGAGGTTGGTACAGTGACGGCTGACGTGCCCTACACCGATGTGTGGGTGTTCCCGACGGTGGCCCATTACAAGGGCAAGCACCCTTGTGAAAAGCCGCTGGCGATGATGGAGCACATCGTCACGGCATCCAGCAGGGAGGGGGCTACCGTATTGGACCCCTTCGCCGGATTGGGCACCACGGGCGTTGCGTGCGTCCGTCGCGGCCGGGAGTTTATCGGCATCGAACTGGACCCCGGATATTGTGAGCGGGCACGCGCGCGCATCGAAGCGGAGCAAAGGCAGGGCGTCATATTTTGAGCAAATCCTCGGCACATGTCCGCAAGTGCAGAGGATTCGCAACCGCCGAGGATTCCTCGGTAGTTGAACCGTCAAGGGATCCTTGACAGTTGGCCTTACATATAAGGTACACCCCGGATATCATGGCGCCGGATAAGGAATAACGATCCCTTCCCGCCCTCGTGGCGGCCTCTCTCCTCTCCTGTTTTGTGGTTTTGGCCCCGTCCCCTCTCCGGCGGGGCATTTTTTTGTTTGCGTAAGTCTTGGGAAAACAAGGGGTTACGTCTCCCCACAGAAAAAAGATGAAAAAAAGTAAAAAAAAAGTGTTGGCATGTGTCTTGAAAGGTGTATACTTGTATCGAGATCAAGATCACAAGGAGAGCGAAAATGAGAACTGACGAAATCGAAACGCCCTCCGGGGCGTCTGCCGGGGATCGCCTCCCGGCACTGATGAGACAGGCGAAAAGGAGAAGAGAAGATGAAGTTGTTTGACAGGCGTACAGAGATTGAGAAAAAGATATACCCGATCATGGTCATAGCCACGGATCGGGAGACGTTTGAGTCCGAGGGATGGCCGGAGGGGGGGAAGAGTTTCGCCGGATGGGCATGTCGCCCCGAGGATGTGGACGAAGTAATGCGGTGGGCGAAAGCCCAACCGGGGATGCTCCGAGTCCGGCGAGTCGGGAGCAACTACCGGCCATCGGGCGAAGGGCTCTGCAGTGTTTGCATCGTCGGCGGGGGGCACCCGGCGGTGAGGGGCACGGGAAAAACGGCGGTGGCCTCCCCGGCGATCAGGGATTGAGACAGGACCAGGCGGCGTCTGCCGGGGATCGCCCGGCTGATTATTGCGGACAAGCGACTGGCAGGTGGGTGGGGATTGACGGCGAGCAACACATTGAATTCCCACATGGGTTTTTCACCCGCGCGGAACTTGACCGGCTCAAGGAATTTGGGGTGGATGTCGGCCAATCGATTCGATCCAGGGCAATCGACCAGGATTCCGACCCCAAAATATGGGAGATCCTGCGGCGTGTCGTCGCCCGCAATCAGACGACGTGTGCCGCCATCGTTTGCGAGATCGCGTATGTCGAAAACGATGGCAGTGATCGACACGCGATCGACGGAGGGAGCGTGGTTGTGACCCGGGAGGCATATCAGTACCTGGAGCCCGGCAAACTCGAGGAGACTTTCGGGCAGGCTTAGACCCCTATCGAGATTTGCACCGACCGCAAAGGAACGTCACAATACCGGAGGAAGAGAAAATGAAAAGTATCATCACAG